GCGTAAGTTGTTGATTCTATTCGGTTTTTTACTGTTGCGTTTTTCTTGCTAAAAGGTATAATTGTATTATGAAAACGATGACACAAACCCAAGTCGCGCTGGGCAATGCGCGATCGGAACTCAAGGATGCCCTTGAGCGTGTAAAGGAACTCCGCATGAAGGTTGCGAATTTTCGCCTCGATGCGGCTGCTGAGCGTGCGCTGAATCGTTCTGCTCGTGCTGCTGAACGTGAAGAGCGTGCGGCTGCTCGTGTTGCGAAGCGTGCGGCGAAGATTGCTGCGATGGAGGAACGTCTTGCGAATCTGCGACTGAAGGCGATGAGCCCAAAGCAGACTCGTAAGAACTATCGAAAGGCGAGTGCTGCGGTGGTGTATACTCCCGAGCAGATTGCTGCGTTGAATGCTGAGCGAGGTATTGTGTAATGAATACTGTGAATCTTGCGATGGCGAGCGTCGTTGATATCAAGACTTTGGTATCGACTGGTGTGGTTACTCATGCTGATGCGATCGTCCGTGTTGACGTAGTGTTGGCTCGTCGAATTGCTGAAGGTAAGAGAACACGATGGACTCGTTTGCGTGAGTGGCTCGTGCGTGAACAGGCTCAACAAGAGTGTGTGAATTCTTAATATGAAGATCATATTCAACAAGTTGTTGGGTGGTTGGTATATTGTTCGTGGTCGGCATCAGACTCCGATCAGTGGCAAGTTTGGTTCAAAGCAAGAGGCACTCGCATTCTTGCGTGCACGAAATCCGTTGCATAACCTATAATTCTTGCTGGTTTACTTTTGCTTTGAATTGTTGTATAATGTTTTTGTCCGTTGTTAATTTGTTAGAGGTAATTTGTTATGGCGAATCCGACTCGTAAGATGATTGAAGTGTATGAGATGTTGAAGGACGGCAAGCCGTTCAAGTTCGATACTCTCGTTTCTCGTTTGGGCTGCAAGCCTGTGACCGCGATGGTTCTCATCTGCGCACTGAAGCGTGACTGCGGTGCTGAGATTGAGACGATCCGTGATGGTCGCAAGGTTGAGTCCTATCAACTGCACAATGCGGCAGATATTGCCAGTGTGATGGTTGGTAAGACGAAGGCAACCAAGACCAAGGCACCGAAGGTTGCCAAGGTTGCGGTGCTGAAGACCAAGACCAAGGTGAGTAGGTCGAAGGTCGTTGCGACCGACGACGCAGTTCCGACTCTTGAGGTTGAAGAGATTGGCGATGCTGATCTTGAATCGCTCAAGGCTGAACTCGGTCTGTCTGATTCTTATTCGGAGTAAGAATCTCTCGGAAACTGGGGGACGCAAGTCCCCCTTTTTCTTTACAGGTAAAACATGACAACAATCAATACTACAGACGAAGAACTCATGGCAATGGAAATCTCCTATGCCAATCTGACTCATAAATTTATTGAAGAAGGTTTCAGTCAGTACGCCTGTGCTGCTTCAATGATTAAACTCGCATTCATGATCTATAAAAGTACAATGAATGCAGAAGATTATAATGACATGATCAATTCCATTTCAGATAGTCGTGATCGAATCAAGTCATTTTCTGAAATTGAAAAGTTCAGCAGGTTGAACTGATGCGCAGAGAATGGCTCAATGCAGAGCAAAACGTCTCATACTATTTCTTTCGCCACAGTGGCAGAATAGTTGGGCAAGCATTTAATTTTGCACACACTCGCATTTGGGGCGCGAAGATTTATATCAATCCAACAGAGGAACTTCTCCTTGGTCAATATATTTCTTTGGAAACTGCGCGAGTTGCAATTGAAGAATATTGGGATGAGAAAGATCGAACACTAGAGGTTTCGCATGAATATCTTCTACCTGGACACGGACCCTAAACTCGCTGCGCAATATCATCTTGACAAACATGTAGTCAAGATGATTGTCGAGTATGCACAGTTGATGTCAACAGCACATCGACTTCTTGACGGCAATCATTACTTTGCAAAAAGTAAAAATAATCGCAGGATTGCTCGATGGAAACTCGATGATCATCGAGAAAATCTATTGTATCATGCGGTGAGTTACAATCATCCTTCTGCTGTCTGGGTTCGCGAGGATCTGTCTCACTATCAGTGGCTCTGGAATCTCGCTTCTGAACTTTGTCAGGAGTATCGTTATCGCTACGGTGGCACAACTGACAAACAGCACAAGACTTCTCTTGTGATACAGAATCTAAGTTTTGCTCCGAACAATATTCCACGAACTGGAATCTTCCAAGAGCCACCACAAGCGATGCCTGACGATGTAAAGGTTCCTGGGAATTCAATTCAAGCATACAAGAACTATTATATTCAATACAAGAAAGGTTTTGCCAAATGGAAGGTTCGAGGTGCGCCATCTTGGTATAAATAAGAGGCAATGAAGAAATTCCTCGACTTTCTACAAGAAGAAATCTCTCACAGTAAAGGTCTGCATGTATTCGATGTAGACGATACTCTGTTTCACACCACTGCCAAGGTGCGTGTGATGAAAGGAAAGAAGCAAGTTGACTCTCTTTCCAACTCTCAGTACAACACGCACGAACTCCCTGATGGTCATCATTATGATTTTTCAGAGTTTCGTTCAGCCGAAAAGTTTGCTACAGAATCAAAACCAATCAATCGCGTCTTAGACAAGATGAAGAATTTGCATGCGAAAGCAAAGAAGGTTGGTGGTAAGGTCATTATCAATACTGCACGCGCAGACTTTGATGATAAAGAAAAATTTCTTGATAAATTTCGCAAGCATGATGTTGACATTGACAACATTCATGTTCATCGTGCAGGAAATTTAAAAACAAAAGGCACTGTTGCTGAAAAGAAAGCGAGCATCATTCGCAATCAATTAAATCAAGGAAACTATTCGCACGTGTCATTGTACGATGATAGTGAACATAATTTAAAAGCATTCTTAGATCTCAAGAAAGAATTTCCAAAGGTGCGTTTCAATGCGCATCATGTTAAGCCAGATGGGAAGTTTAAACGATACGCTGGGTGATTTATGCCAACTTATGAGTTTGTGAATACGAAAACTAAAAAGATCGAAGAGCATACGATGTCTGTCTCTGCCTATGATTCCTTCAAGGCAGACAATCCTCATCTTGAAAGATATTACAGCGATGCACCACTGTTCAGTTACTCAGGAACAGGTGACATGTCAGGCAAAAAAACAGACAACACTTGGAAAGAAGTCATGCATAAGATTGCAGAACAGAATCCAAGAAGCCCATTGGCTGATAAAGTTCTCAAGAAAGATACAAAACGAATTAAGACTGATCAAGTTCTGGCAAAACATAAAAAGAAGCAAGCCGCCCGATAATGGGGGAAGTGAGGAAGTTTTGAGTAAGAAAAAAAATGGTAACACAAACACTTACATCGAAATCACTGACACTAACATAGAGAAAAAACCTGCGCGAATCAAAGCAGCAGAACTTAAAAAATTTGAACCGCTCACAGAGAATCAATCTAAATTCTTTGAAGCATACAAGCGTGGTGATTACTTTACCATGCTTTGTGGATCTGCTGGCACTGGTAAATCGTTCATTGCTTGCTACAAAGCAATTGAAGAAGTTTTAGATAAAACATCTTCCTTTCATCGAGTCGTCATTGTACGTTCAGCCGTACAATCTCGAGATCTTGGTTTCACTCCAGGCTCTGTTGAAGAAAAGATGAGCCTGTATGAACAACCATACATGCAAATTTATCATACGTTGTTTGGTCGTCGTGATTCATATGAAGCATTGAAGGAATGTGGTCGTATTGAGTTTATCTCTACCAGTTTCATTCGAGGTATGAGTTTCGATGATGCGATTATTATTGTTGATGAGTGTCAGAACATGACATTCGAAGAATTGTCAACAATCATGACACGTGTGGGCTATCGTTCTAAGATTATCTTCTGTGGTGATTACAAGCAGACCGATCTGTATCGCAATAACAAAGACAAATCTGGCATGAAGAAGTTTCATGAGATCGCAAAGATCATGCCATCATTTACCAACATCGAGTTTACCACAGACGATATCGTTCGCAGTAGTCTTGTCAAAGACTTCTTAATTGCTGTCGAGAAGTATGAGAAGTTAGAAAATACTTGACTTTGGTTTGACTTTGTTATAGAATAGACTATGTCTGGTTTGATTGAGAATTCTTGCTATGTTTAATCATATTCATCATGACTTTCCCAAACTCTTGCAAGAGAACGTAGATGGTTCTCGATGCTATGTGACTCCCACTGGAGAAAGGTATCCTTCTGTCACGACAGTACTGTCAGACTACAAGAAACAAGAGTTGATGGAATGGCGAGCAAGAGTTGGTGAAGAGAAAGCCAACGAGATCTCTCGCAAAGCGACGACTCGTGGCACTAGCGTGCACAAGGCACTTGAGATGTATCTTCAAAACGAAGATGTCTCCTCTCTCGAGATGCTACCAAACGTCAAGTCTCTGTTCGTTCGAATGAAGCAAGAGATTGATGCCAAGATTAACAACATTCATTGCCTCGAAGATAAACTCTTTTCGCATGAACTTGGTCTTGCTGGAACCGTAGACTGCATTGCCGAACACAATGGGATTCTCTCTGTAATCGACTTTAAGACTTCGATTCGCCTCAAGAAGAAAGAGAACATTGGCAATTACTTTATGCAAGCCGCAGCGTATCGTACAATGTTCCGCGAGATGACTGGGCTCGATCCGAAGCAAGTGATTATTCTCATCGGCGTTGATACCGCGAACTTTTGCCAAACTCTTGTAGTCAAAGAGAATGAACTTGAACTACATAAGCAGGAACTGATTAAGTATATTGATGCATACAAGAGCAAGAATAACTTGCTCTTGGCGTGAGTTTGTAGTACAATATATCTCTACCGTTGGAGAATCAAATGAAATGTACAATTTTACTTGCTATGTCTGCAACCCTCCTGATTGGCTTCGGAAGCACCGACGCAAACGCACAGAGTTCCGAGGAACAAATCTTGGGTGCAATTGCTGGAGGCGCACTTGGAAGCACTATAGGAGACGGTGATGGTGGCAAGGCTGCTATAGTCATTGGTGCAATTATCGGCTATCGTTTGGGTGAGCGTTTGCTTAATCCGCACGACCGCACAGACTTTTTAAGTTTAAACAGCAATGATTTATATCGTTTCTGTCGTCGTCAAGTGCCATATGAGTATGATCGTAGAGAAAACTTGCGTAGAATGTGGGTTCAAGGTTGTGTAGATAGATTACAGACCCAACAACTTAGACTGGAACAAGAAGCATATGAGGATGGATTAAATGGATCTTCCAATTGATTTGAACCAATTACGCGATATCGTAATTGCTCTAGAGAAAGACAATCAGTTTGATCTTGCCGCAAAACTTAAATTATGTGAGCAGTTAATATTTGAAGGCAAGCCATACAAAAAGATTCTTCGCGAAGAGTATAACATCGTCGCCTGATAGTCTCTATCAATTAATTCGATTGAAAACATTTATCACTGAGAAAGTGATAAAAGACTCAATCACGCATATATACTTGCTCGTATAGGTTTCGTATAGGTTTTCATTATACAGGAGTTTGAAAATGAAGACGGTTGGAAATAAAATAGGAAATTTCTCTGTTACTGGCGTGAAGCCAGGAGCATTGACTCCAGATAATGCCTTTGAAGAAATTACAGATCTTTCTTTTGAAGGCAAGTGGAAAGTCATTGTATTCTATCCAAAAGACTTCACATTTGTTTGCCCAACAGAAATCGTTGCCTATGATAAGTTGAACAAAGACTTCGCTGATCGCGATGCTGTTCTTTTGATCGGTTCAACGGACAATGAATTCGTTAAGTTGGCTTGGAAGAATGCTCATGAAGGTCTCAAGGCAACCACTTCTTGGTTCTTCGCAGATACCAAACGTGCTGATGGTTGGGAAAGCGAGCCTATGGGACTTGCCAATCAATTAGGTGTATTCTTTGAACCTGCTGGTGCTGCGCTTCGTGCAACGTTTATTGTTGATCCGCAGAATGTGATTCAGCATGTAACTGTCAACAGTCTTGCTGTTGGTCGTAACGCTGATGAAACTTTGCGCGTTCTTGATGCACTTCAGACTGGTGAACTTTGCCAGTGTGGTCGTCAGATCGGCGAAGCAACACTCAACGCTGCCTAATGAATTCAGAAGCAAAACCACCATTTAGAGAAGTCATTTGGCACTTCTTGTGTTCACAATGTAAACTTTGGTGGAGTTTTGCGACTGATGATAACTGGAAACCAAAGGAATGGTTTTGTCCACATTGTGGTCATAAAAAGGAATATGATCATGAAGTCTAGTCTCGAATTTATAAAAGAGTGGGGGTTATTGTTTGTACCTTTTATAGCACTAGGGGCATTTTGGTTTGTTATAACTTTTACAAACATAATTTACTGAGGAAACTTAAAATGAAGAAATTAATTCTCGCACT